TCAGCCAGAGAAGATAAATTCAATCCTTATTCTAAAATTGATGGAAATCCAGATGCTGATAGCGAAAATCCGTACTGATAATTTAATGTGATATAAATGAGATTATATAATGGCAGAAAAGAAACACAATCAAAGTGAAACAATTGAAGTATCAGAAGTACACTTATTAGAAATAGATAAGGCTGTTCATGACTGGTTTAATAAAAAGAACCCTACTATAATAAATGGTAGAAAGATTCCAGTTATGTTTGGTGCATGGGAACGTTTTGCTCAAATTCAAGGGAATAAATCCGATAAAAATATTAATACTATGAGGGATACAAAAGGTAGAGTAAAATTACCTCTTATTTCTATTAGGCGAGGTGATGTTGAACCAAATGATAGCAGATATGTCAAAACAAATGCTATAGGTGAACCTTCAATATCATTTACAAGAAAAATTGCAACTTCTAAATTTGATAAATTTCGTAGAGTTCCGTTTACAAATAAATGGAAAGTAGGTAGTAGATATAAAACTTCTGATCCAGTAAGAGAAGTTGTAAGAATTCCATTCCCAACATTTGTAAATATTCCCTTCACAATAACTTTTTGGTCTTCTTATATTAGTCATACAAATAAATTTCATAAAAAAATTTGGAAAGAATATAAAGTTGAAGATATGGAGTATAATGGTTTTTTCTTTTATGCACATTTTGACAGTTCATCAGATGAAAGTAATTTAGAAGATTTTTCAACAGAAGAACGTATAATTAGGCATTCGTTTCAACTCCAAGTCGAAGCTTATCTAATAGAAAGAGATGATATAAGAATAGATAGAACACCCTCAAAGATAATATTCCAAGAAAATTTAGTAGAAGATATGGAAGATGAAAATGCTAGTATATTTGATCAAGAAATAAGTTTTACGTAGAATATAATAAACATCGTTATAATCAAATAAATTATATACGAGCATTACTTTCAAAAGTATACATTATATTTATATAGAACAAAGTGCATCATTGTAGGTGTACTTTAGTACGTATAGAAATATTAATGTAAATTTTTGGGAGATTTTAAAATGGCACAAGTAGCTATTTCACCTGGCGTTACAACAAATGAGCTTGAAGAAGCTTTTTCTCCTGTAGGCGCCGGCGCAATCGGAGCTGCATTGGTTGGTCTTACTAAAAAGGGTCCTGCATTCTTACCAGTTGAGGTTGGTTCATTTGGTGAATACAGACAGATCTTTGGCGGTTTAGATAACACTATGCATGTTCCATATGCCGCACGTTCTTATCTTAAGAACTCAGGCACTCTCAACGTAGTTAGAGTACTAGGTAGAAGCACAGCATCAGTTGGCACATCAGTTATTCTTTCTTTCCCACCAGCAACAACAGTGGGATCAGCAACAGGTGTATCAGCAGATACTGCAGCTATTTCTGGATCAAATACTGTGTTGGGAATGCTTAGATTAAGAGGCGATAATGAAAATGTTATGGTTAGTGGTACGCCGACTAACTTTACCGTAGCAATTCCAGGAAAGGGTGTTACAGCAGCAAACCTTTCACTTTCGGAATCATCAAATAAATACGTCAAGAAAGTTCTTGGTGTAGATCCAGTTAATACCAAATCAGGCGATGCTCTTACTGCGCTTTATGTTGATGCAGTTTTCGATTACCAGGTATCTTCAGTTACAGGTTCAATTTCAGGTGCTGCTGCTGATGGGTTACTGTCAACAGCCACATCTAATTCAACTCAGGTAACAGGGGGATTCTCACCTGGTAAATCTCCGACGATCGTATCACAGAACTTTAATGGACAGGTTTATGATTTGTTCCAGGTTCATACAAGATCTGACGGTGATGCAGCTAATGGTTCTTATAAAATTTCAGTAACACAGGTTGATACAACTTCAACAGCTTCTCCAACATTTACAGTTTTAGTTAGAGATGCTAATGATACAGATAGATCAACATCAGTTATAGAATCATATGAAAATGTTAATCTTGATAGGACATCTAAGAAATTTATTGGTAAAGTTATTGGTGATAGACGTCCTGTTTATGATCTTACTCAAGATCCACCGCAAATTTTATTTGACGGTGAATATGATAATAGGTCATCTATTATCAGAGTTCAAGTAGAAGATGGATTCCCAGCAACTGCCAGACCATCGGGATGGAAAGGTATCGATAAGGTTGTTCCAGGGGGATTTATTCCTGAACTTCCAACTGTCGATAATCATCTTAATGGCAATAGTATAGTTGATAATAATATTTTCCTAGGTGTTAATTTTGATTTAGGTGGTATTCTTGATAGATCAAAGAAAACTACAACATCAGCATCAGGAACATTATCTGCTGACTCAGGTGTTTTATACTTTGGTGTTTCAGGTGATCTTTCTGGCTCAGGTTCATTGACAACCTATAATCATATTGATTTAGTTGGTTCCAACTCGGGTAATTTCTCATCAACGAATAAGGTTAGGTTTACTGTACCAATCTTTAACGGATTTGATGGATTAGATCCAAGAAGTGATAAACTTGTAGATGTAAATGATGGAACATTATCTGCCGATTTCAGTAAAGCTCTTGATACATTAGCTAATTCAGATGAAATTGACACCAATCTTATTGTTGCTCCAGGTGTTCACTCATCTTCAGTTGGTAATATTCCTCAAAAAGTTATTGATGTATGTGCAAATAGAGGTGATTCATTCTCAATCATTGATCTTTCAGATGCAACAACAACTGCCGGACCACTTGCATTATCAGTTGCAGCTGCACAATCTGAGGCAGATAAATATGATACAAACTATGCTGCTGCATATTATCCTTGGGTTAGAATTAGTGATCCTGATAATGATAAGCTTGTTTGGGTTCCGCCTTCGGTTGAAATGATGGGTGTTTATGCATTCAATGATAGAGTTGCTCAACCTTGGTATGCACCTGCAGGATTTACTCGCGGTGGTATGGAATCAGCTCTTGAAGCAAGGCGCAGATTAACTAGTGGACAAAGAGATGATCTTTATTCACGTAGTGTTAATCCAATTGCGACATTCCCTGGTCAAGGTTTAGCAGTCTGGGGCCAGAAAACATTACAGAAGAAACAATCATTTTTAGATCGTGTTAATGTTAGACGTATGCTTCTAACAGTAAGAAAAACAATTGCTAGTTTCTCGAAAGCATTTATCTTCGAACCTAATACGACAACATTAAGATCTAGATTATCTACTAGAATTAATTCATATCTTGATTCTGTACAACGAGCAAATGGTTTAAATGAATTTAGAGCTATTTTAGATGATACAACAACAACACCAGATCTTATTGATAGAAATATCATAAAGGGTAAAATATTCTTGAAGCCAACTACGGCAGCAGAATTTATTATTCTTGATTTTAATGTATCACCAAATGGTGCTGTATTCGAGGATTAAGGTTAAAATTAAAAAGGCCATGTATATGAATAGGAGAGAGGACTTATGGACTAGAATAAGTCCTCTCTTTTTTATGATTTTTCATAATGGTTTATATTTATTATGATTTTGGCCTCATAAGCCATCATATAAGCGACTTACGGAGAATAAAAATGGCAACAGAGACTTATGGTGTCAATGAGATGTTAGCTGACGCCTATGAACCAAAAAGACAGAATAGGTGGGTATTTGAATTGGAAGGAATTCCATCATTTATTGCAAGAACTGCAACATTACCTTCTTTTTCTGTTGAACCAATTACAATTGATTTCTTAAATACCAAACGTTATATTGCTGGTAAGTTTGAATGGAATACAATTACATTAGGCCTTTATGATCCTATTGCACCTTCCGCCTCACAAAAAGTAATGGAATGGGCAAGATTAGGATATGAAAATCTTTCTGGTAGAGCAGGATATGCAGCTTTTTATAAGAAAGACTTTAAGCTTTTAGGATTAGATCCTGTTGGTGCTCGTATACAAGAATGGGAAATCCAGGGTGCATGGATAACAGAATCAAGCTTTGGTGACTTGGATATGTCTTCCGGGGAACCATTAGGTATTGAATTGACACTCAGACCAGACAAATGTGTTTTGAGATATTAATTTTGATTTAAACTAAAAGTTTAAAGGTAGACATTAAATTAGTTATAATAATATAAATGGAGGTATTAATGGCAAAAGCAAAAAAGGCTGAAGTTGTGTTTGAAGCAACTGGAGCAGAACAAGAAGCAATACAGGCTGGCGAAGAAGAAGCAAGGAGACAGGATCAAGTATCAGGATTTAGAATTCCAACAGAATTTGTTAGACTTCCTTCAAAGGGAAAGATATATCCTCAAGATTCCAGTTTATATTTAGCCGAAGAAGTTGAAGTAAAACAAATGACAGCTTCGGAAGAGGATATATTAACATCTAGATCTTTAATTAGAAGTGGTAAAGCTGTTGATATGGTTGTTGGTAGTTGTCTTGTTGATAAGACTATAATAGTAGATAATTTATTGACCGGCGATAAAAACGCTATTCTAATGGCATTAAGGGTTAATGCATATGGAACAGATTATAAGCTAGATGTAACTTGTCCTACATGCAGTGAAGAAACAAAAGATCATTCGTTTGATTTAAGTTCTCTTGAGATGAAAACTTTAGATATTAAGCCTCTTGAAGAGGGAACAAATAAGTTTAATTATAAAACTGAATCAGGTACAGAATTGGAATTTCAATTCTTTACAAATGGTTTGGTTAAACAAGTAACAGAAGAACAATCATCAATTAAAAGAGTTTCTGGTCAAGCAGTCGATAAAAATATAACAGCATCATTAAAGGCATACATTATATCAGTTGACGGAAATAAAAATAAGGCAGATATAAATCGATATGTTGATGTGATGCCAGCAAGGGATTCAAGAACATTAAGACGTTTTATTGATGATAATGAACCAGATCTAACAATGGAACAGGAATTTGATTGCCCTCATTGCGGAAATACCAATGAGGTAGACGTGCCGATTTCGGCCGAATTTTTTTGGCCTTCATCCTAAAGAAAAAATGTATATATATGAGCAATGTTGGAATTTAACATATCATTGTAATTTAACATTTTTTGAAGCTTGGAATATGCCAGTATGGTTGAGAAGATGGTGGATGAACAGAACTAATAAATTTATCGAAGAAGAAAATAAAAGAAAACAAAGGCAGCAATAAAAATTTAAGCTCTTATGGGGAAACCTATAGGAGCTTTATATTTATAACATGAACTATATTGGAGTAATATTATGAAACTAAATGATGCAAAAGAAAACTTATATGAAGGAGTTGGATTCTTTCATTTGTTAAGAGCATTCATAACTGGATCAGCTGGTAATGTTCAAACAATAAATAAACTTAAAGATGAATTAGATAAGGTTCATGAAAAAGAGGATGATTGTTTATTTAAGGTCGATGAAGTTATTGATGAGTTAGAAGATGATGG